CTACTGGTGGAGACTTCAATCAATTGATCGGACAGGCTCTCAGTATGAGAGAACTGTTGTTTAAGCCTGATAACTATGGGCTTGGCGTTTAGTATATAACGCCTAACGTTGTAAATATAAGGGTAGCTGGAGTCAAATCTGGTTACCCTTTTTTTCATTTTTTTATTATAAAAAGGAGATTTAAATTGGGTTTTCCTCGTTACAATCCTCTAACAAATGGTCTATTAACGACATCCCAAAATGAACTGCTACAGCAGACAGGTTATCGGTTTACTACACATTATTCTACAGCAAATCTTGGGGGCATGACTTCTCCAGACGACATGATACAACTCCATTATACTACTCCAGCAGAAAGTAATATTGGACTTATTCACATGGAAATGGTTATAATGGCGGCTGAGGGTGCGATCTTTAAATTAACTGAAGCACCAACAGGTGGTTTAGAAAATCCGACAGGAACACTTTTACAGCCAAGTTTAAATAGAGCTTTAGCTGCTGAACCAGAACCTCCTGTTGTAAACCTATATTATAATGCGTCTGCGGCTACCGGCGGCACTGTTCTTAAAGAAACACATATAGGACAACCAAGTGGGCATCCTGGAGTATACAGTAGCGCTAAACTTAACGAAGAATGGATACTCAGACCAGAAACAACATATGCCCTTAGTTTATATAGTATCGAGACCATTGCGGCCTCGATAACATTATTTGGAAGTGTTTACTAAAAAGAAAATACAGGAGAGAAATAATAATTTATGGCTTTAGAATACACGCCGACCAGTGAATTGGAAGCAGTCAATATAATGCTTTCTATAATAGGAGAGCAGCCGGTTAACTCGTTTGAAGGTGGATATACTGAGGCACTCTTAGCTCGGACTGCTTTACATAACACTTCACGAAATGTTCAGAAATTAGGATTACACTTCAACTCAGAAGAAGACTACCCACTTGTTCCAACAGTAGACGGTTACTACATGGTACCCAATGATTGCCTTAAGATAAACCCATCTGAATTTGGATTGGATGTTGTCTGGCGAGGTACAAAGCTTTATGATCGAGAGAATCATACATATATTTTTACCACTTCTACCATGGATGTTGACCTTGTGTTCTTCTTACCTTTCACGAGTATACCAGAGGCAATCAGGTTCTACATTACTATCAGGGCTGCTCGAAGATTTGCAGAGGACGTAGTTGGTTCCACTGATATTGTAAACTTTACAGAGGATGACGAGCAAAAAGCATTGGTAGCATTAATGGCCGATGAAGCGGATATGGATGATACCACACTGCTAAACAATCCAGACATATATAAAGTTGTAAATAGGAGATATTAAATACATGGCCTTAGTTTCTAAGACTATTCCAGGATTTTATAATGGGATCAGTCAACAAGCTGCTCCCCTGAGACTTCCTACTCAATGTGAAGACCAGGTTAACTGCTTTTCAAACTTGGTGGACGGTCTTACACAAAGGCCCAACACAGAACACTTAGCGACTTTAACCAGTAATGCATCTGCTGGATGTATGGTTCACGAGATCAACATAAATGCCGATGACCAATATATAATGATAATTACTGGTGATGCGTCTGAGCCTGTTGAGGTCTTCAGACTTGATACCGGAGTTAAATGTTCAATTCGATATGGCATTTTAAATCCGGATGAAGACAGAACCAACTGTACTGCGGATCATGCTACGGATGTTATAGAAGAAACCGACCATCCTTTAGAGAATGGTCAGCAGATTGATCTCACAGGTGAGCTTCCTGCTGAGCTGGAGACAGCCACGGCTTACTATGTAATAAATGCAACAGCTAATACTTTTCAGATTTCTTTAACTCAGGGCGGCTCGGCTGTCTTATTTACAGACGATGGTGGTCAAATGACATACCATTTAGTGTGGACAGAAGATGTTGGTGTTAAAGGGTATTTTGCAGAGTTGGCTTCCCTGGAACCAAATGAGGTTTTCAAAGCTATTACACTGGCAGACACAACTTATATTTTAAATAAAAATGTTCCACCCCGTATGTCAGGTGAAACACAGGGTGGCGAAATTAATGGCCGGGTTCAGACTATAACTGATTTACCAACGGGTGCGGGAATACCGGGTGATGATACATCCAATACAGTCACTGGTGCTCTTAGTTATCACGTTCAACTTGCTCCTGATGAAGCGGGATCATGGGTTACGTTCTCAAACCTTTTATCCACTGGACATATAACATTTAAGTTCCTATGGCATTATTTAACGAGGCATACTACCGAAGGTGCTACACGGTTAGAATTTCAATGGGTACCCCAAGGAACTGGCTGGACAACACCAACAGTTGAGTATGGGTGGTTCTTTGGCAACACTTATGTTGATCATAACAAATATTTTAGACTTCCAATCGCTTCTGGTAATTGGGATATCAGAATAAGACGTATTGGTACAGTAGATTTTGATCTTGGTAGTGAGCATCCTTTTTATGGAACAGTAACCGATTGTAATTGGGAAGGCTGTAATATTGAAGCATGGAGTACCGGGGCCAACATTTATGAGATAACCGGAGCTGCAGATAGTTCATCTAATAGTTTCTATCTTCAACATGATGGTGACGTATGGCTTGAGACTCTTAAGCCTGGTCTACTAAATAAGTTCAGCTATTCATCCATGCCCCACATTCTTAAACTTACAGCCGAAAATGAATTTACATTCTCAACTGCTGCTTGGGGTGAGCGTACAGTAGGTGATGACGATACTGCTCCGGTTCCAAGCTTTATAGATGCTGCTGTGGGTAATATAACATTCTTCAAGAACCGATTTGGTTTACTCTCACAAGAGAATACAATTCTAAGTGAACTTGGGATTAAGAAATTTTACAACTTCTTTCCTATAACGTCAATTAGTGTTCTGGATACCGATCCGATTGATGTTGCTGCCACTTCCGGAAATGTTACACCTTTACGCAGCTCTATAGCATATGATGATGATCTGATTTTATTCAGTGATCAGAAACAGTACGCCTTATCTTCCGGGGATAAAGCTCTTACACCAACCTCAGTATCTATAACACCTACCACAAACTATGATATATGTCGTAAATGTGAACCGGCTGCTGCTGGTGCTAATATATACTTTGTGTCACCAAAACTTGACTATGTTTCGCTTAGGGAATACATGATCCTTCCAGATTCACTCGTAACCGATGCTGCTGACATAACAGCTCATGTTCCTAATTACATTCCAAATGCAGACCTAATACAAGTGAAGGCTCTTAATGCCTTTGATTGTTTGTTTGTACTATCCAGTGCTGAGCCTGAGTCTGTCTTTGTTTACAAATTCTATTGGCTCGGTAATGAGAAGCCTCAATCGTCTTGGTCTAAGTGGACGTTTGGTGGGGATGTGTTAGGTATGGCTACCATGGATAACTATGTTACCATAGTGGTCGAGCGTGAGAATGGTGAGATCTGCCTTGAAAAGATGTACTTGGAACGTGAAGAATCGGGTAACTTGGATTGGCGTGTTCACCTTGATCGTAGAAAGACTTTAACAGGCGTATATGATTCAGAGACAGGACTTACAACGTGGACGATGCCTTATGATATCCTTACTTACTCTGAAGACGTAACTCTAAGTGATACTGATTTTGTAATGGTAGACGAAGACACAGGATTTTCAATACCAAATGTTACCATTACATCTGCAACAACAATGACTCGTGCTGGAGACTATTCTGGAAAGGATTATCTAATTGGTAAGACTTATACTGCATCCTTCAAACCAACACCCTGGTATTTGAAAGACAATAAAAATCAGGTAATTGTGGAAGGTCGTATTCAGATCCGGTCACTTGTATTATCATTTACGAATACTGCATATTTCACAGTGTCTATTACTCCTAAAGGGAGAGGAACATTGGTACAAACATTCATCTCTGATACCATTGGTGTTAGTGTGGTTGATAAAATGACCCTGGTAACCGGTGAAAGGTCATTCTCAATTATGGCTCAAGTTAAGGATACCGTGATTGAAATTGCATCTGACTCTTACTTACCTATGCAATTCAGTGTAGGTTCTTGGAAAGGTTCCTATCATCCAAAGGCAAGAATAACATAACATGATAAATGTTGAACTTTATAATGAGACTAAACATCTTGAACGTATTACACAAATGAAACTACGGGAGGCTGACAGGAAAGAGCTGTTGGCCTCCACCGGTCTACCTACTGACTTAGGTTTACATAGCTCTGTTGCTGCCTCAGATATCGTTTGTTATACATATTTAGATCAGGATAAAATCATAGCTGTATCCGGGGCTGCTCACACACCATTAGCATCCTTTGCTCTGGTATGGGCTATGGGGACAGATGAAGTCCTGAAACATTGGGATGAAGTTGAACCCTTGTTTACAAAGCATGTTAATGCTGTCCTGGATGAACCAGGGGTTGAGGTAATTGGGAACGTAATCGACTTAAGAAACGAGGCGCATATCAGATGGATAACTAAGTTAGGCTTTCGTTTAACAGGAGATACAACTAAGTTAGGTGGATATGACTTTGAAACATTTTATAAAGAGGAGAGATAAATAGTGTGTAATCCCCCTGCAATAATTGCTGCAATATTATCACTGGCAACTACCGTAATGCAAACACGAGCTACTAATCAAGCTGCTGATGAACAAGCTGATGCTATAGCAGCTCAGGCGGCTGCTAATATAGGAGCTTTAGAGGAGAAAGGTGTAGAAGTTACAGAAGCTGCCAGTTTGGAACGCTTTGAGCGAAAGAAACAGCTTCAGCGTGAGATAGCTGCCACACGGGTAGCTCAGTCAGAAGGTGGAGTTTTATTTGGAAGTACGGCTTTGCGTACCATGGCTACTCAATTAATTGGTGGAGGTCAGGATATAGCAATAATTGGTAAACAAGAAGCAAGCATCCAAAAACAAATTGGAAGACAGAAGGAAGCCGTTGCCGCAGGACAAGCCGTACAAATGGCTGGCCTTAGTTGGACAAGTCCACTAATGGCTGGAGTGTCAGGTATTTCTGGTGCTATGGGAGCTTATACTTCTGCCGGTGGTCACTTTACTACGACAGGCTATGCAAAAACTTAAGGAGAAAAATGCCACAAAGTAGAAGAAGAAGAAAAGGTTTTGCTTTAGGTGAGAAAGCTAAGGAAGCTTATAGATATCGTGAGAAACTACCTGCGGGTGGCGTAGCAGCTCCAGCTCATACTTATGGCATTCCTAAACAAGCAGTACCTGGAGATGTAAGTGCTCTTATAGAATCCTTAGAAGATCTAACAAGGATCACACCAGCCTTAAGTAAACAGTATATAAGGAGTAAAGAAAAAGCTGGTGAGAAAACTTTTTTAAGAGGCGAAGAAAAACCTGAGCATGTCGTTAGTGCTCAGACTTATGAAAGGTTAAATGGCCTTAGTTTTAAAGGCGCAATGCAAAAAATAGCCTTAAATAAAAGTAACCAGCTTCTATCAGATAATCCGGAGATTAAGTATTCACAATATGAACGTGAAATGAAAAAAGCCATAGCAAATCCATTACAGGATAAGTCTGGTTACTTTTTAGAAGGTCTTTCTGAAACCTTGATAGGTTTACAGTCTGGTATTCCTGTACAGTGGCAGAAACATGATACTGAACGTAGACAGGTTATAGGTTTTAATAGTCTATCTCAGATAAGTCTTAATAATACTGATGATGTTTATGGTAGTGATGACATTAGAATAGCTGAGGGATTAGAGCCACTTTCCATTGAGGAAAAAGTTAAACAAGTTCGTAGAGGTATGAATGATTTATATACTCTTAGAGATGTCTATGATATAGCACAACGTGCTCAACTTACTAAACGATTGGTAAAGAATGCCGGGGAGAAGTATTCCAGAGAAGGCGCTCCTGAGAAGTTGGGTTGGATGTTCTTACCAGATGATCATGGCATAATTCCTGCAAACACAGTAGCTGGTCAAGATGCTTACGATTACTTAGCTTCAGCTATAAAGACTAAAGAGCAAAAGATTAAGAATATAGAAACTAAACTTGAAGATGAAAGGTTAGAAAAAGGTCTTAATCTTAGCAGGATGATTATCTCCACAGCACACAAAGTAAAACCAGACGATGCTGGAGCCTTTACTGTGATTGAGAATGCAATTAATGCTGGTAAAGACTACTTAGCGCCATCAGAAATGCGAGCGTTACATACCATGGTAACTAAACTCCAAGATCCTGCGGGATTCAGCAGGTATGGTTTTGATAAAGATATTTATGGAGATTTAATGAGTGAAGCTCGTACTGGTACTTTGAAGATAGATCGTCTTAACGACTCTGCTTATAAACTCACACAGCCTCGATATTTGGAGATCTTTGGAGAGTATTCAAAATTCTTAGCTCGTACTTCTAAGGATCAAAAAACTCGTGAGTCTTCTAAAGAAACTAAAGTGGAGAAGCATTTAAAATCTCTGACAAAGGGCATCCTCAGTATGGCTGGAGGCACCTTTGATAGAATTGATAAATTGATACTTGACTTTGAAGGTAATCCCTTAAAAGCTTCTTTTCAAAGGAAACTACGTGCTCAATTAGTGCTTGCCTCTTGGGATGCCTCTGAATTTACAGGTAAAGATGGTAAGACGGATCTTAAGGCTGTAGAGAAGATGCAGATAGCAGTACTGAAGGATCTACAGACTGTAGACACTCGGTTTATCCCTTATGTAAATAAGGTACTAAAACATATGAAGGGTATTGACCCGGAGGAGGAAGTTTCTGGAAGTTGGGAAGATAAGCCTAAGAAAGAGAAAGCCTCAATTAATGATAGGATGAATGCCTTTAAAGATAAACACGCCCAACGTAAATCTAAAAAATAGGGAGATGTATTTTAAATGAGAAATGATTTTGATTCGGATAGGATGCCACTTACTGACATCGAACATGAGAATAATCCGGATAATCCTAAGCCGTCAATATACGAGAGTCTTGCGATTAGCTATATGGATTATGAAGATGTTGAACGCTTACATACTGAGGGTACGATTAATGATCATGATGTAAGTCGGTATATGGCAGAATATGAGATAAGAGATGACTTTCTCAATATGTCCCCTGATAATTTTTTATATGCTGCTGATAATAATATGCTTAATGATCGGCAGATTGATATGTATCTCGAACATACTGACCGCCCTGTATGGTTCCAGACTAAAAATCTCCTTCTCGGTATACCTCATGGTTTAGCTTCAATGGTTAATGAGGTTGAGGAGGCTCTTGAACCCTTTATTAATCCTGGTGGTATGGTTGCCCGGGGATTATTAGGTATAGAAAAACAAGCGGCTGTTCCTGAAGAATGGATTGAGGCAGTTGCTCCAGATACGATAGGCGGGAAGGTAATGTCTCTCATAGCTCAGTTTGGCACTCCTTTTGTGGGGGAAGTTAAACTGTTTGCAAAGATGACAAAGGGAACAAAGATTGCTAAGTCTATCATGAAATCTAAGTCCTTTGCTCCTTTAGTAAAGAAGGCTCCTAAATTTGCTGGCTTTGTAGCTCAGGTAATTGAGCATTCAGCCCTGGGAGCCACCACAGACTATGCTGCCTTTGATCCATTCGATCCGGGCATCACAGAATTCTTAGATGAAGTGGGAATTCTACCAGAGTTCATGACCTTTATGGCCTCTGATGTAGATGATCCTGTTGCATGGGCCAGGTTAAAAAGAGCTGCTGAGGGAGCCTTTGTAGGAAATGTCTTTGGCTTTACTGGAAGTTTGGTTGCGAAGTATGTTATGAAAAGCTTTGAACTTGTAAAGAAAATGGCCAATGTAAAGCATTTTGGTGAAGCTGATAAGATAGCCAAAGATGGACTAAAGGTTAAAATTATTAACACTAAGGAATCCCCTGACCTTCGTACAAATATTGAACGTGAAATTGATGACCTTGAGAGTAAGCGTTTGGTAAGAGAGACTGAAGGAGATCCAGATGTTGTTGCGAAGGAAGGCACAACCCTACCATCAGAGTCTGACATATCTCGACTTAATGAAGACCAAGAGATGTGGCGTAAATTAAAGAAACGTTATACGGATCTTGGTAATCTTAAACAAGCTAAAGCATATGGTAAAAAGTTGGATGAAGTTGAGGCTGAAATGCTTCGGATAGGATATAAAGTAGATCCTAAAAGTGGTAAGCCTAAGTTTGATCCAGAGGACATGGCAGTTAAAGTTGATCCAGAGGACGTTGGAAAGTATGAGGCTAAAATGCTTCATCCCAGGTCAAGTGGTACAGCTCGTTTAGCTGCAGATACCCTTCAGTTTATAAAGAAAGATATAGATGGTAACCTTGATTTCAATCCAGATTTTAATATGTCAAAAATGAATACGTTTCCGGAAGTTGCGGAAATGATCAAGTACCAGATCCGTCAAGGGGTTAAGGCTGTTAAGAAGGTTAAAGGTGAAGTACAGACTGAGGCTGTATTAGAGCGTCAGACAATGCGGATATTCAAAGAGTTCTCCAAGATGCCTCCTGCTGCAGTCATTCAGATGGCTGAAGAAAAGTTTGGAATGACTGGCTTACATCAGGCTGGTCAATTCTTAAATGCCTTAGCTGATTATACAGTTACTTTGGATAAGAAGATTATAGACTTAGTAAAGACAGGGACAGATCAGGCTGATATGTTGAAGGCTCAATATCTGATTGAGATGGCTGGACAAGCCTTGAGATACCTTGAGACCGCTTCTACCGATGGTGGTCGGCTTCTTAACTCTATGAAACGAGTTAAGAGTGTACGTAAAAACTTACTTAATCTCACCAGGGATGATATATCTGAGATCGGTGATTTAGCGGGTCAGGAACAACTTATTAAATTATATGCCCGTATTAAAGATCCTTTTGTGCGGATGCAGGTTGCTCGCCAGGTTTCTAATGGTAAGATTCAGAAGGGCATTCTGGAGTTCGTCCAAGCTACTCTTGTGTGGGGCATGAACACCACAAGGGTTAACATAGTTGGTAATGTAATGGCTATGTCGATGAAGGCTTTTACTCAGTTAGTAGGAGTGTCTGCTGATGCTGCTCTTAAGCTTGATTGGGGCAGACTCTCAGGAGAGGTAAATGCTTATAAGGCTGGTCTAAAGGAAGCATGGGAAGACTGCTTTCGGTTAGCCACAGGTGAACGTATGGGTAAGGTCTGGAAGGTTGCTAAGACTGGTGAAGCTCAATTGGATGCCTCTGTTAAGTTTGAAGGACAGAACATTCACGTGCTTCATGAAGCTGGTGCATGGCTGCATGAGAAAGTTGGACTTAACCCAAAATTTAATATTGGTGATGCTTACAGTGCATCATTCCGAAACTTAGGAATGCAGGATGAACTATTCAAGAATCTTAGTTACTACTCACAGAAGCATACCGCAATATTTCGGGAAGCTTATAAGCGTCATGGTAAGGGTCAGAAGACACTCAGGGAAGGCTTAATTCATGAAATGGAGAAGGACTTACCGCCCTCGATCCACAGAGAAGCGTGGGAGAATGCCCGTAGAAATACTTACACCATGGCTCCGAGTAAGTTAACCCGGAGTTTAATGTCAGTAACCACTGCCGGATTTAAGACTAAGTTTGGTGTTCATCAACCATTCTATTTTCTCAGAATCGTGGGTGCTCCTTTTGTTAATATTGCTGATAACCTTATGCGTTTTGCTGGAAGACATACTGTGGCTAATGTTCTCTCCACAGAGTTTGGGAAATTGTGGAAGGCGGGGGGCGCTGAGAGATGGGAAGCTCTTGCTCGTATTATGAGTGGTACCTCATTAATTGGCTTAGGCTATACATTACATGATCAAGGACTGATGACTGCGATGATTCCTGTAGGCGATAAAGGGAAGTCGTTGTATCAGAACTGGAAGTCTCGGAGTGTTACACCTTATTCTTTAACAAGTGAATTTGATTCAAGACTCACAAGTATTATTAAGTTTGCTCCTGTTGCACTTTTAGTGACACTTGGGGCTAATATTTCTCAGATGTTTGAAACATTTGGTATGAGTGAAGAGCTTAGGATTGACTTGGATGATATGATCTTAAAGGTTATGTTACCGGCTATCGTAGATCCTATTGTAAATCAGCATTATCTTAAATCAATAAAGGATATATCAGATCTTGTTTTTAATCCAGAACGCACCAATGTTAAAAAAGCTCTTTTAAATCAGGTACCTAAGTTCATGCCTTTGGATATGCTTATTAAACAGGCCAGAGAAGATTTACTTTCTGTGGGTTGGGATGAAGAAAGGGCCGATGCCTTCGTTACTGAAACTAATACTTTGAGGGATGCTATGAAGAAGTCTTATGGTTCTGATGCTTTAATAGTTATGAGACACCATATCTTTGGAACCAAGATCCCCAAGATGACTGATAAAGATTGGTGGGCTGTAGTCCCTGGGGCAACACAGAGAAAGACAGATGCGTGGACACCAGGAACTGTTGAACACGAGTTTGGTCAAATTGGTTTTAACATGGGTGAAATGTCTACAACCTTAGCTTTAGGAAAGCCTCTGGAACCTATTGAGTTGACTCCTGAGCAGTTTGATGCTATTGAAGAAATAATCGAAGGTATGGATGTGAAGGGTCAATTAGAGAAAAGGATAAACAGTGAAAAGTACCAAAACATTCCAGTGGATACTCGTGTGGGTAAAGTCCTGAGACTTGAGATCCTTGAGACTATTGTAAAGGATATAAGAGCTGCTGCTCGTATGAAATTCATTAAAAATAATAAGAATATCGTGGAAGAACATCAACGTATTTATCGTGAAGAATACGAGATCTTTAAACAAGGTCGTAAGCTTTTACAGTCTCGACCTATGGAATTAACAGAAGGACAAGAGGAGTTAAAAGAATTTATAAATGGCAAATAGTTACAAAAAATATACTGCGAATGGGTCAACACAGACTTTCACTGTAACCTTTCCGTATATTAATACCAACCATGTGGAAGCCTATGTTGATGATGTTGAAGATACGACCTTCACATGGCCTACAAGCTCTACAATAACCCTATCTGCTATGCCCGGAGCTGGAGCAATAGTTCTACTTCAACGAGTTACTCCCAAGGACGCTCGGTTAGTGGACTTTGAACCTGGTAATACTGTATCTGAGGATAACTTAGATACGGACTCTGAACAGAATTTCTATGCGATGCAGGAAGTATTAGATGCACAAGAAAACCTGTTGTTATTAGATCTCACTGACGATGCGTGGGATTCTGACGGACATCAGGTTAAAAACGTAGCAGATCCAACAGAAGATCAGCATGCTGTAACTAAAAAGTGGATTGAGACGATTAATACACAAGGAGCTGGGGGTTTATATCATTTTAAATTTCCTGATCCCACTGAGGATGATCAAGGTGTAACAGGTAATGGCAACACACTTAAAGCCTTAGTTGATGCTGTTGCTGGTAATAAAGCTACTATCTATTTACGACACAATAGTGATGAAGCTATTACTACATATACTCTTACAACCAATTTAACTATACCAACTAATATTACTCTTGTAATTGAGGATGGTGCTTTAATAGATGGCGCTGGTATACTCGATATCGCAGGTATATTTCAAAAAGTAAGAAGGCGTTGTTTTGGTGCAAGTGTGACTGTTGAATTTACAGGGACTGCTTTACAGGGATATGCCTTTCCTGAATGGTGGATAAACAATACAGTACCTGGAACGACAGAGATGGCAGTCGCAGCTCAAAAGGCAACTGCTGCTCTCGAAGCTAATATGGATGGTGGTACAGTTCTTTTTGGAAATGGATTGTATTTACACTCAACAACAGTAACCTCTGATCGTAGTGTTGATCAAGACCTCGGACGAATAAGTTTTAAAGGGATGGGTGAATATACTACTCGTATTGATTATGCTGGTAGTGGTGCCTGTTTTTCCATAAAAGGTGCTCTTTCCGGGGCCGTTGCACCTTGGGAGTCCAATCAAAGAATAGAAAGCATGACACTGGTTGGGCCGTCCAGAGCTGTCGGTACCTTTGGAGTATACGCTGATAACGCAGCCTATGTTTATTTTAAAAGACTCTACATTACAAATTTTAGTTATGGTATGTATTTGGAAAGTGTAGATCAATCATATTTTGAACATTTAAAACTACGATATAATACTAAAGGCTTATTTGCAATAAAAAGCACAGGCACACACCCTAATAATCTTGTATTTACATCTTGTCATATTAGTGGTAATCTCGAATTTGGCGCATACTTTAAAGGTGCTGCCAATATTTGTTTCTTTGGTGGCGGTGTTGAACATAATGGCACAACTACTCCTGGTTGGGGTTTAGCCATAGAAGATGCTGGTTATCAAGGTGAAATAGGTTTAAGCTGTCATGGTGTTTATTTTGAAGGTAATGAAGGTCAAGCTGATGTCATGATTCTTAATACTGCAACAGATTTAGTAAAAAATGTGGTGCATTCATTTGTAGCATGTGGATTTAAACGTACTTCAAATACACACTATACGACTAATAATATTTATACTGATTTTGATGATCCTGCTACTGTTGGTCTACAAACTGTTAATCTTGTTGGTTGTGGCTTTAATGGTTACAATACTTATGTGCCAGACGCTGGCAGACCATACATTAATTTTCTTAATGGTGTAACTCAAGAGAATTTCAAGAACTCTGGAAGTATCTTTGAGTCTACTATAGAAACACCGGAGACCAATGAACGTTGGAAAGCTATAGACATAGATTGTGGTACCGGCTCAGGCTCACCTTATGCTATATCTACAAAAGAATTACCAGGCATATATCAATGTAATATTGATAGTTTAACTGCAAGTTATCGGCTTGATTTACCAGCAGCGTCAGACTGTGTGGGGTACGAGCTTATCGTTTATGCAACCACTACACATGGTACTTATGCACTTATGGTTCAACCAGACGGAACAGATAAAATTATAGGCACTTCTGCTGCAGGAGACTACATATATACGCAAACAGCGGGAGCTTTTGTCCGTTTAATATCTTTAGGAGTTGGCCGTTGGGGCATTCTCAATCCAGGTTACGCTAATGCTCTGCCGATAGGCTGGACTGAAGAATAACTTATAATGAAATTGGAAGGTGTTAACCTCGTGTTAACACCTTCCTCAACAATATATAAAGGATAGAATGACCTAAATATTATGACACCAAAAGAAGAAGGAGCCTTATTGTCTGATATCGTCTGGATTAAAGAAACACTTAAAACACATGTTAATGATGCAGACCAGAAGAACATAGGTGCCTACAAAAAGATGACATGGTTCAACTTTGTTGGACTTGCAGGACTGGCAATAAAATCTTTGTGGCCACAATAAAACCGAAAGGGAGGTTGAACGTTTGGCTGATAATAAACAAAACCGTAAATTAAATAGTGATGTACTTGACCTGATAGAAACTCGATTCATTGATGGCTGCCTTGGTGATGCTGAGGTATCCGCCTCTGTCTTGGAAATTCTACGCCGTGTATTACACTACAATGCACGATTGACTACAGGCATTGGTGATGGTATGTCCGGTAAGGCTGCAAGTCTGGAAACACCTGGTGGAGAAGGTGAAGGTGAAGATACTCCAGACTATGGTGGTAAAATACTAAACTTTAAATAGGGGTGAGGGATGCTCTCTTTAGAAAGCAGGATGAAAGAAGATTTCAAACTGTTTACGTGGTACATATGGAAACACTTATTTTTACCTGAGCCAACCATAGTTCAGCGTGATGTATGTAACTATTTACAGTATGGATCTAAGCGATTAATGATCATTGGATTCCGTGGTGTAGGTAAGAGCTGGCTAACGTCAGCCTTTGTTTGCTGGTGTCTATGGAAT